CCAACGTTGGGGCGGCGCCGTACGGCAGTAGTCGCTAATCGTTATTTCGAGCTCGTGCACGCCCCACGCCAAACGTTCGGACCAACCCTCAACCCATGCGGCGATAGCGGTCGGCGTCGCGCCCGTGTCGGGTAGCCCGATCACGCGCACGAGGCTATGCACGTCGAGCCCTAACAAGGTTTGGCTCGTGGCGAGGTCGAGCCCGCCCAAATCGACGGGTAGCGCGTTGAGCATCCATACCGGGTACGAATTTTGCGTCAGGATGAGCGACGCCGCCGCACTCGCGTCCTCCATAGCGGCGAGCTCGGTTGTCACGCTGTAGGCGTACCGCCCATAACGCTCGACGCTCTCGACGTGCGTCGCGTGCCATTCGGGCGCCTCGCCGCCGCCTTCGGGCTCGACGCCGTACCCGATACGAATCTCGTTCACGAGCCCGGCGAGGTTCCTCGACCATGTCGGGCTAACGAGAATGTCGCACGCGTCGAGCTCTAGGTCGACTACGGCGCCACGCCTGTGGTCGGCGTCCGCGTACCTAATGTCGCCGTCGCGGGTTTCCCAAATGAGCCCGCCGCCGCTCAACGCCGTATCGCTCGCGACCTCTAGCGCGGCTCGGGCGTCGATATCGCGGGGGATTACCTCGACCATGCCCGGGTCGGACGTTGCCGGGTCGAGGTCGAGCCCTGCCAGGGCGAACACGCGCGCCACGCGGGCGCCGTCGAGCTCTTGCGGGAAAGGCTCGGCGCCGACAACGCGGCGGGCGTAGTCGGCGAGGACGGACACGGCGACAATCTGCCCGACCCCGGCGTCGGGTGTGTTGGGCCCGGCGTCGTCCCACCCAATAGCGATATCGGTTACCCGCCCGGTAAAGCGGGTGAACGTTTCACCCTCGACCGTGGTCGACACGACGAGCCACGCGCCGATTTCGACCTCGACGGGCAGGGGCGTACCGGGCCCGACCGTTACGTCGAGGGTCGCCGAGCTCGGTTCGGGTTGGCTCGTCGCGTCGCTACGCCCGTGCACGATAGATACCTCGTCGACGAGGCACGACAGGTCCAGCGGCGTACCGACGGGGGCGTCGCGGTCGGCGTAAACCATTACCTCATGGGTGCCGATCATGCGCCGACCAATCCGACGCGCCGGTCGTGCCCGGCGAGGATGCGGCGAATCTGTCGGGCGGTTGCCTCGGGGTCGAGGGCGCCGTTAACGACAATCGAGATAGGGCGCCCGCCCGTCGACGAGCTCGCGGTCGTGCTCGGCACGCCGGGCGCCGCGAACCGTACGACGCTCGCGCCCTCGGGGGCGGGTGTCACCATGTTCCCGCCCGGGAGGTTGATTTTTGGCACATGAATCCGCGAAAGCCACCCGATAAGGTTCTCGACCGCGTTAATCACGTTGTCGATAGCCGTTTTAAGCGTGTTGAACGCCGCCGTGAAAGTGCCCGGGACACTAATACGCCCGATAGCGGCGATAAGGTCGCCAACCCTATTCCATGCGCCCTCAATAGCGGCTTTAACGTCGCCGAATGCGTTTTTGATCGACTCGGGTACTGAGATATTGCCAATTTTGGTTATGAGGTTGCCCGCCCAATTCCACGCCGCCTCAATAGCGTCGCGGATATTCTCGAACGCCGTTCTAATTGCACCCGGTACCGAGATATTGCCAATCTTTTCGATTATCTTCCCAACCCAATTCCACAGGTTCTCGACCGCGTCGCGGATATTGTCGAAAGCGGTTTTGATAAACCCGGGAACCGAGATACTGCCAATTTTGCGGATAAGCTCGCCGACGGCGTCGGTTACGAATTCGACGGCGGCTTTAATTGCATTCCATACGGCGGTTACGACCGTGCGGAATGTTTCGCTCTTTTTCCACAACAATACGACCGCGGCGACGACGGCTAATACGGCGACGATAACCAAGGTAATCGGCAATAGGGCGGCGCCCCATGCCGCCGTAGAAACAATGCCGGCAATTGTCGTAACCGTGTTATAGACGGCGATAGCGGCGTTAGCGATAAGGATAGCGGCGGCGACCGTTGCGATAACGCCCGCGATAACGACGAATAGGGTTGTGTTTTCGCCAATCCATTTCGCGACGACGACGAGGATATCGGCGAGCTTGCTCATAATCGGGATGAGCGCCGAGCCCGCTTCCTCTTGCGCCTCGCCCATTGCGTTTTGAAACACTTTCATTTGGCCCGCCGCTGTGTCGGCGCTCGCGGCGGCGGCGCCGCCCGTGACCTCGGCGAGCTCGGCCATAATCGCCGTCATGTCGGCACTCTCGACGCTCGCCTCGGACAGCGACGGCACGAGCTTTTTTAGGGACGCCGCCGAGCCGCCGTAACCCTTGCTCATCGCGTTAGTAACCGATTCGACGCTCTTACCCGTCGCCGCCGCCACGTCGAGCGCGACGGCTAGCGCATCCTGTGACGTGGCAACGTCGCCCGTCGCCCGCATGAGGTTGCCCATTGCCGGACGTAGCTCGTCGTCGGCTACGCCCGTCGCGAGGCTCATCGCGGCGATATGGTCCTCGACCGCTTTAATCTGTGCGTCGGTCGCGCCCGTCGTGTTTTTGAGTGTGGTCGCTAGGACGGCTTGCGCTTGCTCGTCCTCGGCGGCGGCTTTACCGGCGGCGATAGCGGCGCCCGCGACGGCGGTTAGGGCGGCGGCGGCAGGCAACGCGGCTTTAGACAGGGCGCCCGACATGCCGCCCGCCTTTTTGGATACGTCGTCGACGCCGTTTTGTGCGTCTTTCGTATCGGCGACGATTTTAACGACGAGCTCGGCGACGTTAGCCATTTGCCTCGCCTACTTTCGTCGCGCCTTGCGGATTGCCCTAGCGTTTATTTCGAGAATGTCGAGCGCCGTAGCGATTACCTCGTCGCTCTCGTCGTACCAATCTCTCGGCGCCGTATTCGTGGCGACCGCGAGCTCGACAATTAATCGGGTCCGGTCGCCGCGTCGAAAGGGAGTCCCAATTGCTCGTCCTCGTCCTTATCGACGGTCGATACCTGTAGCGTTTCACTTTCCCATTTTTCCCACGCATAACCGAGCTCGATAGCGCCGGTACGTCGAGCCGCCGCCCACGATAGGAACGTGAGCCACATAATCGGGCTATCGTCGAAACGCGGCCAACGATGCTTTAGCCGTGTCTTTTCCCATAGGATCATGTCGCGGTTATCGGTCTGCACCATTAAATCCTCGTGCCCCTCGCGAATTACGATTACTCGCGGGCTCGTGAGATTTACGTCGCCCATTACGCGCCCTCTACTTTCGCTAAAGCCTTGTTCGTGTCGTCGAGGAATAGCCCGGTAACGACACGTTCGGAATAGTCGAGGGCGGGACGCAAATACGGGTGCGCGGGCGTGTGACTTGACCCGTATTCCTGTACGGCGGCGTAGATACCGACGGTTGGCCCGACGTGTACCTCGACGCCCTGGCGGGTTGCGTGAATCGAGCGGGCGAGGGCGCCCGTGTCGACCGGCGCCCCCGCTCGGGCGCGTTGCTCGACGATGCGCCCCGAATTGTCGAGGGCCCTCGTCGGCTCGGCGATTTCGTCGGCGGCGCGGCGTAGCGAGGCGGCGAGCTCGTCGTCGCCCTCGACTGTGACGCTCGCCTTATCGGTCACGCGACCTCGTCCTCGTCGCGCTCGTCCTCGTCGGTAGCGCCCGCCGTAACGACGACGCCGCCGCCGAACGTGTAAACGGGCTCGCCGACAATGGTGAACGTGAAATCGGATTTCATGGTTTCGCCGGTCGTGTCGCCGCCGAAATCGAGCGGGTCGACAATGAGCACGCCCGTCGCCGCCGTACCCGCGTCGCTATTCGGGGTAAACGAGAAATCGAATTGCTCGCCCGGGCTCGCCTGTGACAACGCGAAAAACCCGGTCGGGTCGCCGATATCGGTATCCATGTTTCCCGACAATTCGTACGTGTACGTCGGCTTAGGGACCTTGACCGTGCCGCATAGCTTTGTCTCGCTATCGCCCTGATCCTTGCTCGCCGCGATAACCGCGTTGTTCACGAGGCAGGAAATGTCAATCGGCGACGCGGTCGCCCCGATAGTGAGCTCACCCGCGCCGAGCGGGAATGTTTCGCCAACCATTACGGACATAGCGTTTCCTATTCTGTGTCGACGCGTAGGCGTAGCCCGGGCATCGTTTGGCGGTCGTTGAAAGTGATTTGTGCGGGCTCGGCGAACGTCACCCGGGCAACGCTCATCAGGGCGAACGCGACGAGGTCGCGGTACCCGTCGCCCTCGTCGACGGTTTGCTCGGCGTACGACGCCGGGAGGGTCACGAGAATTTCGTACGTGTCGACCCCGAGCGTGTCGAGCTTGCCGTCATACGTCGTTTGCACCCATTTGGGCCACGCGGCGCCCGCTGTGGCTTGCGCGGGCGCCGTCGGGTATGCCTCTAGCCCGTCGACGCCCGCGAGCGCCGCCACGAGCCCGGTACGCGCCTCTCGTGGGCGCGTACCGGGTGCGGCTCGGGTAGCGAGACTCACGCGAGTACCTGTGTCCGGTAGGCGCGCTCGTGTTGCTCGACGAGCGCGTCATAGGCGGCGAGGGCGGCGGGCCCGTATTCGGCGTCGAGCCCGATCATCCCCAACGGCAGATTCCGGGCGGCGACCTCGCGTTGCACCCGCCGCAATAGGGCTTGCTCTAGCGCGGCGGCGCCCTCAGGGGCGGGCGGGATAGTGCAACGCGCGGTCTGGTCGGCGGTTGCCGCCTCGATCATGCGCGTGAGGTCCTCGTCGGTTAGCAACGTGGCGGGTACCTGTAGGTACCCGCGCACGGTTGCTAGGTCGAGCGTCATTACTTGCGACCGTTACCGGCGCTCGCGGACTCGACGACGGGGGCGGGAACCGTAAACTTTGTGTACGCCTCAGGCAGCACGTTCACAAACGCCCCAAATCCCGCATAGCCGACGAGCTGCCCGAGTACGTCGGGCTCGCCAACCTGCATGAGCCCGTCGACGTCCTCGTACCATTCGGCGTAACGGCTCGGGCCCTGAATCATCGTGTTCGCCGGGAAATTCTTGTCGACGACAAGAGTAAATCCCATTGGCGACCCGCTCATCCCGCCCGGGTTCATTCCCGGGAATAGCGGCGCGCCCTGTGTCGTCGTGACGCCGCCGAGCCGCCCCCAAACGTCGGGGGAAACCCAAACCGTGTCCGGCAGGCTGTTGACGGCGGTTAGCGAGGTCGAGGCGGCGCCGTAAATCGCGGCGTAGAGCCCTGCCGCGTCCCACGTCGCAATGGGCGCCGTCTGTACGACCGACGCGGCGAAATCCTCGCACGCCTCGTTATCGGTCGCGTTCGCGTACACGGCGGCGAAATCCTCGAAAACGATTTGGAGGATTCCCGGCGACGTCCACTTGATATCCTGCCGCGAAATGTTCAAGTGACCGGCGAACGTGTCGGCGGTAACGGGAAGCTTGCCGATAAGCATTTTCTGGCTCGCGGTTAGATCCTTTTCAGCGGCCTGCTTATCGACGGCGACGTGTTGCGTAATGACCGGCCTATCGAACTGCCCGGCAGGCAACGCCTTGCGGGTAATCGAATTGATGAACGGTCGGCTCGCGTCGATATTGTTCAACACGGGCCCGAGCACAGGGCGAGGAATAATCCCCGGGTTGTCGGCCAATTTCTGGTGTGCCGTCGCCCGGTCGAGCTTCGCAATTGCGTCCGGGTCGCGCAACGTCATAGCCCGATGCACGGTAATCGCGTAGTCGCCCGCCGTCGGGAAGTCTCGCGCAATGTCGTACTCGTCGTCGCGGTCGGCAGTCGTCGTCGCCGAGCGGGCGGGCGTCGACGGTACCGAGCGCCGGAGCTCGGCAACCTTGTTCGCCTGTGTCTCTAGCCCGCTGTAGTGCTCGATTGCCTTAGTGAGCTCGTCCAATCGGCCCTTGTCGCGGTCGATTTGCTTGCTCTCGTCGTCGGACACGTCGCGGTTTTCGTCGGCGGCGCGGTTGGTAATCGCGCCCATACCGGCGACGATTTCGTCGAATTGCTTGTTAAGCCTGTCTAGGTAGTCGCCCATTGTCCGGGCCCTTTCACGCGGTCGGATAGTCCTCGACCGGGTGGCGGCTTAGCTCGACTGTCGACCGGGTGGCGGTTCTATGACCGGGTGGCGGTTCGTCGTCGGCGCCGGGTGGCGGTTCCTCGTCGACGACGCTACGCCGAGCCCGGGAATAGGTCTAGGGCTTGCGAGGATGCGTTCTAACGGGTTTTTAGCCCGTCGAGGTACCCGCGCAAGGCGTCGAGCCTCGGAGTCCCTGAGGGCGCGACAATGAGCTCGTGTTCGCGGGCGACCGTCACACCCGCCCCCGCGTATTGCGGGCGCGCCGTCGCCGCCACGTGCGACAACCCGCAAACCTCGCGCACGGTCACCCGGCGCCCCGCGTAATCGACGTTTGCCCGCGAACGGTAAACCCGCGTCGAAACCGACCAACCGCGTAGCTCGCCCGCCCTCGCTTGTTCGGCTTGCGGGTGCGAACGGTCGAGGCGAAACGCGCACATGAGCCCGGCGCGCTCGTCGCGAATCTCGACGAGGCGCCCGAGGTAACGGTCACCCTCGTCGCCCGTGTGCCCGAGCATCAGGTTTACCCAACGCCCGCCCTTAGCGGCGTCCCGCGAATAGGCACCCGCCGCGAACGCCTCCCAATACGTCGTAGCGCCCCCGTCGTCGGATACTTCCTGTGGCACGTCGTACGGCACAGCCATGCCCTCGACCGTCCAACCGTCGCCCGTCGCCTCTAGCGGCGCCGCCGCCCGGTCGATAATTAGCTCGCTCATCGCGGTACCTCTCGGGTTGCGTGTTTGCACAACGGACACGAGGCGGGCCCGGGCCACGCTCGACGATGCGACGGGTTGACGCAACAGCATTGGGCGCACAACCCAACCCGCCCGCACGTCGGGCAGCTCATTGCGGAACCTCGCTAGGTGTCAATTCGGGTACGCCCTCGGGCGTCTCGTTTTCCTCGACCGATTGGTCGAGCGGCGGGCGCCCGAGCACGGCGCGCCCCTCGTCGACAGTGAGCACGCCCGCGCCGGTAAGCGTCGTGACAACGGTCGAGCTCGTGGTCGCGTCGGCACGCATACGCCCCGAGTAATCCCACGCGACCGACGTACCGCGCGGCATGAGCCATTTACCAAACGACTCCGACAACGGGCGCCCGTACCTATCGACCGAATCGCGCACAAATTCAATGTCTGCCGACTCGATATTTTGGTACGTCATAGACGCGCCCGGCAACCCGAGCTTGTACGACGGAATGCCGAGCATCATCGCAACCGCTGACGCATTCCACGTACGCGACTCGACCAATTGCGATTGTTCGGCATTCGACACAATCGGCGTGAGCACATACCCGGCGGGCAGGATGACGGGCTCGCGGTCGCTCGTCATGGTGCC